ATTTGAATATCCCATCCTAAATCCTTTACCTTTTGATTACTAATATAGTACCTCATATCATTGTATGGACGGTCCTCGATATATTCTATCCATGATTCATAATCTGTTGTCTTATGTATCATTTCAATCAATATTTTCGCGATTTCCATCACTGAATATTCCATGTTTTCATCACATCCTATATTATAAATTTCCCCGATTTTACCACGTTCCAATATACATTCAAATGCTCGCGCTGTATCATAGGCATGTAAAAATGCACGCACACTGGAACCATTGCCTTGTATCGTTACTTTTTTGTTTTCTTTCAATAATTTGATAAATAGGGGTATCAATTTTTCTGGATATTGATTCGGGCCATACACATTGTTCCCTCGTGTAATAATAATAGGCATTTTATAGGAATGGTTGTATGATTGCGCAATCAATTCAGCACCCGCTTTTGTGGCTGCGTATGGATTGGTCGGACACAATATAGAGTGTTCGGTTTTATGTTTTTCATCAATCGTATTCATCGATTCTCCATAGACTTCATCCGTAGAAACATGTACAAATTTAACCACTTTTCCCCATCGCCGAGAACATTCCAATAAAGTATGGGTTCCGACAATATTGTCATGGGTAAATTTGATGGAATCTTCGAAAGAATTTTGTACATGTGATTGCGCTGCGAAATGAATAATATGTGTTATATTGTGTTTTTTGATGGTTTTTGTAACAAGTTCTCCGTTACACAAATTTCCTTTTACTAAAACATAGCGTTCATTGTTACGGATACTTTCTTTTACATTTTTTTCGTCGGCGCAATAATACATGGCGTCGAAATTTACCAGTGTATTGATATTGGATTTCGGGAAATAATAGTTGATAAAATTACTACCTATAAATCCACATCCGCCAGTAATGAGCAAATTTATACCTCCATTATTCATGGGAGGTTTTGTTTTTAAAATAGCGGTCGATTTGTACTCTTCTATACATTTTCTTACTGCAACATGAATGGGATTCACTTGTGGAAACCAACTTTCTAATAAAGTTGTATCCAAACAATTGTTTGAACGGTCAGAGGCTAATATAGCACGCTGCTCTTCCATTGAAAAGTTTTCCCAGGTGAATTCGGGATCCACGATTTCCTTGTACATTTCTAAGATTTCATTGTGGCTTATTACGCCCGGGTTTGTCAAATTAATAGTTCCGACTCGGTTTTCGCGCATCATTTCAATGATCATTGGCAACAATTCAGGCAATACCGTCATTGAATTCGGAATCGAACAAATTTTGTCATAGGTTGTTATTTTGGTGATGAAATTACGCGAATTGTTGATTCCGGTAATTGGCATGCGAATTCGCAAATTGAGAACGCATTCACTATACAATTTCATCAATTTGTCAGTGTATCCTTTCATGATGGAATACGAAGAGCCAAAGAAATTCGGCGCGTCATTTTCGCTAAATCCCGTTTTTTCGTCATGTAACGTGTCATAGGTAAAGATACATCCCGTACCTAAATAAGTATAATGCACACCCATTTTTTTGCAAATTTCGGCCAATAATAAGGGAGAATATAGGTTGTCGCGAACATTTTCAACTAATTTTCCCGGTTGCTCTAAATAATCAATCGTAGAATAGGTAGTTTCCCCTATTTTTCCATGGGTTCTCCCAATAAAAGAAATGACATGGGTTGCTTGCGTATTTGTAATTTCTTCAAAAATAGCTTTCTCATTGTCACATCTAGATTTTCCACATACGAAATCGATGTTTTGTGTTCTTAGTATATCGCAAAATTGTTGTCCGATCCATCCATTTGATCCGAAAACGAGAACGTTCATAATAATACTACTTTAGACTTTAAATTACAAAATTAAACTTGTAAAGTACAAAATTTTCCCTCTACAAAATATACATCTATTGTATAATGCCTGCCAAAACCCCCAAACGTACTTCCACGTGCAAGAGACGAGCTAGTCATAAAAACCGCGAGACCAAGCGATGTCGCTGCACCAAGGTTTGTCGCTATACTGTGCGTAGATTGTCAAAAACTCGTAAATAAAATTGATTCTTTAGCAAAATAATGACAGGAAAGCATCCAGTCATTATTTACCATGGTACAAACGCGTTCGCAAGCAAAATTAGCTCGTCAAACCTTAGCACCTTTTGTGTTTGATTTCGATGAATCCAGTGCTGCCTGGAAAGCAAATAAAAAACGCATGGGAAATGGCACCTACAAATATATTTGCGGCGCAGCACTCAAGACTCCAAATAAAACATGCCAGCGTCCCCCCTTAGCCAATCACTGTTATTGTGCCCAACATAAATAATGTCATATATGTTATAGTAAAGAATACCAGCAATATGTTTTTACATTTGTTGCAATCACATAAAAAGAACCCCATACTATATACTATAGACTCATGTGGAAACTTTATGGAAAATCCTACGATTTAACAAATTTCGCACAACGCCATCCCGGTGGATCAGAAATCATCGAAAAAACAAAGGGACTTGAAGATTGCACGGCCCTTTTTGAATCCTACCATGCGTTTTCGGACCTGGCAAGTATCAAACAATCTCTAGATAAATATGAAAAACCTCTGGTCGCAGACGACGACACCGTCGTTATCAATAATTATAACACAGATTTCAGAACTTATCATAAACTGGTAGAAAAAATAAAGGAAGTATTCCCAGACCGAGATTCTGTCAAGGCACCTCCCTCATGGTATTTATTTGTCTCCATGGTAGGATGTGCTTATATATTTTTATTGTATCATATGATATGTGGAAATCACAATGTTTTTTTACAATGCATACTGGCGATCGCTTCGAGCACATCCGAAGTGTCATTGTTGTGTAATATGTTGCATGATTCGGGTCACCATGCCATCACTACCGATTCTCGCACAAACGCAATGATTTCGACGATTTCACAAAGCTGGACGCTATGGAATCATTCCATATGGTATTTGCATCATGTGATCCTACATCATTCTTTTACAGGTGATGAGCAAGACCCGGATAAATACTTGTATGAGTATGCACAGATGATTGACCTGAGTCAATTGAGTTCAGCCAATAAGCAGATAATAAATACCATCATATTTGCGTTTTTTCCCGGACAACATACATTACAATCCATTCTTTATGCAAAGAAAGCGTTCAATAAATACACAACCCAACGATGCTATTATAATACAGAACTTGCCATTATTTTTTGCAAAATCCTATTTTTATGTAGTATTGGTATCATTCCGTCCATTGTATATGTTTCAAACATGAATTTTTTGTACTATATGAATGTTTTTTCAAGTCATGATTTGTATGAAACCTACGACAATCATTATGACGGACCCGACTGGGCAAAAAGGCAAATTTGCAATTCCGGCAATTTCATGAATCGCTACAAATGGTGGGCCGTGATTTTCGGAGGAATCAATCATCAAATCGAGCATCATTTGTTTCCAAATATGAGCAACCATCATTACCCCATGATTGCACCGATCGTCAAGAAATTTTGTCAAGACAACGACCTACCTTATGTGCATGAACCGACTTTGGAAAGTGCATATCAATCATTCATGAAACGCATTGTAGCGAAAAAGGAACAATAGTATCTAAAAATAATAGTCTCATGATTATTATTTTTCTATGCCTTTACACAATGACTTCACAGCAGTCATGGACAAACTCTTCGTCCGTTTTCACTACCGGTTCGCAATATTTCCCCTTGAGAAGCGCGACCATGATTTGCGTCAATTCGTCTACGGAGGCGCGCAATTCTAGAACTTCTCCCGTTTTGATATTCAAAATACGTATATTTCGTTCATCGGCCACTAAGGTTCTCCACAACCATGCATAAATAACCACTTGCAATAAGTGGTCGATGGTGATTTTGCTCGTGCATTTGAGTTCCCATACTGATTTCTCCGTCACTAAATCCAGACGCGCCGAGAACCGGAATTCGACGGGCTCTGGAAAATGGGGGCGTAACCATTCATCCAAGATGCGATGTTCTTCGTCCATAGCATAATCTACGAGAACTTGTTCGAAAATCGGGATTTTCTGTTTGCATTCACTCATGACATGCGAATCAAGACGTTTCAAACAACGAATCATCGTGTCGCGTTTCAGCCAGTTGTATTCGTCGGGTTCGATTTGTTTCAATTTGAAATACAGTTTTTCCTGCGTTGCTACATACACGTTCGCCGCATACAAATAATCGCTTATTTTCGCGCATTCGACCGGCATATCAGCAATGATTTTTTTCAAGAACCGGTGCTCGTTTTCACGCACATCGCCCATATTGTTGTGAATCATCTTCAGCAAAATATTCGATTCTTGTCCCGTTTTCCACCGTTTTTGCATATGCTGATAATAAATGCACGGCAAGGCAATTCCGTTCAAATCACTGACGTCTTCGTGAAATCCCCGCCGGGTTTTGATAACGGTCGGTAAATCGATTTCTTCGGATTCCCCCACTTGAATATTGACAAATACCTTGTCGAGAAGTGGAGTAATTTCCTCTATCACACTTTCGGGAACGAATTTAATGAGCTCGGTCGGCGTAACATTGTGGCGAGGAATCGTCTGGATGCTTTCTCGGTCCATTTTGCGCTCATAAAAAATACTCTGCGCCATGCCTTTGAAATCCACAAAGTCCGCCTGTTTCATTTCAAAATGCGTCATTTTCAAAAATTCGAGCGGTCGATCTGTGCTATAGTCATTCTTTTCTAATAAATATAGGCCTTTTGATGCGCGCGTGGCGCCTACATACAGGGTATTTGGACATGACGTTTTCGTCGCGGTTTTCGCATTATAGTAATAACTATTGTCGAATCCGGCGACAAAGATATAGGGTCGCTGGCGGCCTTTGAAGGAATGGAAGGTGGAAAACACCACTTTGCCGTCAATGACCTTTTCGTCAATGTTTTCACCCCCTTCTATCATGGGAACGTGACAGGGTATTTCGTTTTCGACCAGGGCGTTTTCCATGCGGCGTATATTGCTCTTGACGCCTTTGACGGACGAACCTAATACCGCAATGTCGCTCGGTTTCGCCTGGCCGCTTTCTAACAGATACTGAATTTGCGAAACCACGAAACGTTCAGTGTTATAGCGTGTTTGTCGATAATAATGCACGGGTTCGCCGTCTTTTTGTGCGTGCATACGGTCTTCGCCTAACATGGCTTTATTCACGAATTGTGCCATCGGACGAGTAATACGATACGATGTTTTGAGAGAACAGCGGACGAATTCTGGGCCGATGAGCTGGGGATGTTGTACCCAGATTTGGTCGGCCATGGTTAAGAATCGAATATCAGAGCCTTTGAATTCGTAAAGTCCTTGTTTGTAATCGCCGAGAACCAGGAGTTGAAATTTGCCACCCATATCTCGCGCAACCTTGATGATGAATTGGTAATATAAAAAGGTCATGTCTTGTGCTTCGTCGAGAACCAGGAGTTCAAATGGGGGGATTTTGATGCGCGGGGGAGTATTGTTGTATAATATATGACGTAATGCGGTATCGGTGTGGGCAGACAACGTGTAGTATTTGACGGCGATACTGTGAAAGGTATGGACTTCGATATTGGTAATGGCCAGAGTTTTCGTTTTGTCTTTGATTTCGTGGCGTAACATGGCATTGTAGGTCATCTGGAGAACTTTGACGTCGGCTAAAGCAGATGCTATGGACAGAATGGTGGTGCTTTTTCCAGACCCGGCGATGGCGTCGACAATCACATTTCGACGGGCCTTTATATGGTCTAATATATGCGATTGCTCATCGCTCATGGCATTCATTTGTATATATGATTACATAAGAATAGATACAAATATTTATGTGGTTTGCTGTTCAAGACTATATTCACCGAATCGGTCATAGACAATAAAATGGCGGCGATATTCCTCAATTTCATCATTCTCCACACCCCTCGCTAAAATATCAAGAATAAATTCGTATTTCATACCCGCAACGACTTGTTGCCGCGCACTAAGCATCATATAACTCACAAATCGACCATGATAAGCGCGTCGGCAGGCAAACAACGCGGCTTCATGGACTCGCGATGAGCGAATATCGGCGTGAGACCAGCCACCTATGATATGTTGATTTTGTGTCATAGATAATTATGACACAAATATTTATACCTTTTTGTACATTACAGTTCCCACAGAGATTCGAACTCTGGTTACCAGATTCAAAGTCTGATGTCCTAACCACTGGACGATGGGAACATGGGTGAATAGGTTAAAACACTATTCACATATATAGTTGGGTGGTTTCTTTATATTGATTTTACTAAAATATATATTTAGTGTATATGAGCTGTTTGTTCAATAGTTTGAGTTATTTTGTCCCACAATCGAGTTTTGATATTCGTCAGCGAATTTGTGATTACTTGCAGCAAAACCATCCCCTTATAGAAGGTTTAGATACTGCATTTATTTTACAACTTGAACACCCCCATTATATCGAGCATATGCGCAATACTAGCACTTGGGGCGGCGCGATTGAGATTCAAGTCGCATGCAATCTATGGAACCTTCGCATCGTCGTCCAGAATCATCGCGGTGGGCAACATAGTGTGATAGAATTTATTCCATTGCATAAACAAATCGATCATTCTATTACACTAGAATGGACAGGTGGCCATTACGAGCCAGTGCGCTGAATACTTTACATAATGGTACATGTAAATCCGGGAACACATTTGTCTAAAGTAGTTTCTGGTTTATCAGCGACAACAATATCTTCGGTTTTTGCAGGGGTTTCTTCTGGTGCTGATACGGCTTCTTCGGCTTTTGTAGGGGTTTCTTCTGGTACTGATACGGCTTCCGCTACTATTTCTTCGACGACTTGTTTGACGGTTTCTTCTGGGTTTTCAACAGATTCCTCGGTAACATAAGAAAACATGATATATTTATAATTATATATTTTTTCTACCGAAAGAACGAATCATACAAACACACATAAATACAATCCCCTATTCATGATATACATGTCTCAAGTATGTCAAATATGCGACTACAAGAACAATTTATCTACACGCAAATCTATTTCTTGTCAATATTGCAATTTTGACGCCTGTCGCACGTGTTGTGAAACTTATTTATTGAATGAATCGGTCCCCAAATGTATGAATCCCCCATGCAATCGGGAATGGACGCGACAATTTATGTCCAGCCATTTTACGGCCGTCTTTTTAAATAAAAAATTCAAGGCCCATCGCGAAAATGTGTTATACGAGCGTGAGCGGGCACTCTTGCCGTCGACCCAACCGCTCGTGGAACGTGAATATGCGATATTGAAGTTGCGCACAGAAATGGCGAAATTACGTGACGAAATTCAAGAAAAATATGTTTTATTACATTCGATGCAGACCAAATCCTATGAGCTTATGCGACGCCCAACTAGAGCCGTCGAATCCGAAACCCGGTTTGAGTTTGTGCGCGGGTGTCCAGATTCCAATTGTCGCGGATTCCTCAGCACTCAGTGGAAATGCGGCATTTGCGAGCAATGGGCATGCAATCAGTGCCATCAGTTGAAGGGCGCCGCGCGCGATATTGAGCATACCTGTAATCCAGACGACGTCGCGACGGCGCAACTCCTTTCACAAAATACGAAACCCTGTCCAAAGTGTCATACGGGTATTTATAAACTAGAGGGATGCAATCAGATGTTTTGCACCCAGTGTCATACGGGATTTGACTGGCGCACGGGTCAGATTCAGACGAATATTCACAATCCGCATTATTTCGAGTGGCTCCGACGTAACGGCGGAGCCGCCGACAATCAACCTATTGCACAATGCAACGAATTGACTCATAATACCTTTACGGAATTCCGCAATTTGTTGTCGCGCAAACATTCAAATCATCCGGATTCCACACGATTACGACAAATGCTAGAAACGACAGTGCGTAATACGATTCATTTGCGCCATGTGGAAATGGACCGCTATCGTCCAGCGAATTACGAAAATAAAAATCGCGATTTGCGTGTGCAGTTTATGATGAATCAATTAGACGAAGACCGCTTCAAGACCCTGCTGCAGCAAAATGAAAAACGCACCGAAAAGAAGCGCGAAATATACAATGTATTAGAAGTATTAATGAATACCATGACGGATATATTGTTTCGGTTTTTAGCGCATTTACGCGCATCGTCGCCAGGTACTTATCAGACCGCGATTTTAGACGAAATTGATCCGATTGTAACCTATGTCAATGAACAGTTGGCTGATATTGGTCGCACTTATAAATCGCGCATGCGGACATTTGACAATTCGATTTATTTGCAAATACAATCTACATAAAAATATCATCATAATACTCTATATCATGATTGATTTTCGCAGTGATACAGTAACAAAACCTACACCCGCTATGCGCAAGGCCATGGCTGAGGCTATTGTAGGCGATGATGTATATCACGAAGACCCTACAGTGATTGCCTTAGAACAGCGGATTGCAACCATGTTTGGAAAAGAATCAGCTTTGTTTTTCCCCTCGGGAACCATGAGTAATTTATGCGCAACTTTAACCTGGTGTAATCGTCGTGGGTCGGAGATCATTGTCGGCGATAAGAGCCACATGTTTTTGTTTGAACAAGCCGGAGCCTCACAATTCGGTGGTGTTTCCTATCGCACATTGCCGAATCGGGATGATGGCACGATGGATATTGACAGTATTCGAAGAGCTATTCGCGACGATGATATACATGAACCGCGCACGCAACTTATTTGCATAGAAGATACACACAATGCGTGTGGAGGTAAGGTATTACCGCTTTCTTTTTTACAGGAATTGCGAACTTTGTCTTTGAGAACGGGTATTCCCATCCACGTGGATGGTGCGCGTATATGGAATGCGCTTGCTGCGATGCAATTAGAACCGGCGACATTCGGCGAATATGTAGATTCATTATCCGTGTGTTTATCGAAAGGATTAGGGGCTCCAGTAGGTTCTCTATTGATCGGGTCGGCCGATTTTATTACCAAAGCCCGACGCATTCGTAAAGCTCTGGGCGGAGGTATGCGACAAGCCGGTATATTAGCCGCAGCGGGTTTAATTGCACTTGACGATTTCAAAGTAAGAATCCTACATCGTGACCATATACGCACTCGGCAATTAGCCGAAGCATTGTCCGAATTACCTATTTTCGAAGTTTATCCATTCGAAACGAATATATTGTTTGCGAAAGTGAAAACAGATAATCCGCAATGGCCATCCATGTTAAGAAGCATGAATGTTCTCGTTTCTGCATGGGAGCCCTTTTTAATGCGGGTCGTCGTGCATCGTGATATAGATGATAATGCTATAACACGAGCATTCGAGGCGTTTCGACAATTGTCTGCCAAACTGGCTTAACTATATATAGCCATCACGGTTCGCCCTATTCTAGCGTGTGCGCTTTTTTCATAATCCAGGGTAGCAAAACAGCGCACCAGAAATCGGTCATATCCGTCGTATTTTGGTGAAAAAGAAGACCGTCCATGAACAGCGCGACGATTATCTACAAAAATAATTTCGCCGGGTTGCAAACAATGTGCAATACGATGATTATAGTAAATTTCGACGATTTTTTTGACGAGGTTCTCTGCTTCGGGTGTTGTCCCTTTCATCAAATCTTGGTCGAAAAGAAGCTCGGGATCATGTTCGGAGCCGCTTAGAATCGCCATCGGCCCGCGCACATCGCCATCGATAAAGGATTGCCCGTGTAATTTGAATGACAAATCGACGCCAATCATCCACAAAGGTTCTCTCAACATTTGAATTTCACGAGACGAACAATTCTCTAGTATGCGCCCTACTGGTAAAATATACGTGTATGCTTTTTCGTCTCCTCGCAAACAAGCTAAACTGAGAATATCGGGACGTAATTTCGAAAATGCTTGCTCGGTATGAATTTCGAGTTCAATATCGCTGCTTAAACTGGTCTGATTTTTCGCCATGGATTGTATTGGTACAACGTCTTGAAAGAGCCGTCCATATCCTTCGGCTTCATAGGCAATCATGTGTCCTATAGCACTGATGAACATTCCTTGTATTTTGGCTAGGCTTGTTTTCTCACCGACTTTGAAAGTATTTCCCGGGGGTGTTTCCGGTAAAGAGTTCTCTTGAGGTAGATTCTTACACAATAAAAATCCAGAAGGAGAACCCCGATTCACAAACTCCATCAATTTCAGTGTTATAGAATGGGGTAGTTGTGTTGATGCGAATGTTAGTTGTTTGCAAAACAATACGGGGTTTTCAGAAGCGACGGTTGTGATTTTCTTTTCTAAATTTTTGAGAACGGATAATTCTTCGGATTCTATATTCACAATCGTCATAACTATACTAAAGTAATAAAATATTTTTGACCATTATAACATCTTTTTGTGTAATAGATACTATTACACAAAATTACACTGGCTCGTGATTCGTAATCGCTGCTGGTTTTTCCACATCGACAATGACAATTTCGAGTAGTTTATTCGTGGTTTCATCTTTCATGTCCCAGGAGGTGAGGAGTCGATTCGAGATTTTGTCGTGGTTTTGCATTTTGCCTTTCTCTTCGGTGTAGTGTTTGAACTCGTCATAGACCTTTTCGTCGATTTCATCTACGGCGGATTTCAGTATGAAATTAGATTCGCGAGTCTCGGGTGTCCAGGTTTTGTTATAGCGTATATGTATTTGGTCATTTTGTTCGTCGTCTTTGTCTTTGATGCAGTGAATTGGTCTTTGAAAAAGCGTATATTTACTGAGATTGTGTTGAAGTATTTCCGCCATGCCGACTAAGTATCCCTTTTCCCCCACGGTTTTAAAATGGTCTTCCATGACTTCCATGGCTTTGCAAAATTCGCGAATATCCACTGCATTGCTGCATTTTTCATTGAGAAAAATGGCAATATTGTTGTTATTGTTACTGATGACTTCATTACGTGGTTGATTCTGGCTCTCTAGTATTTTTACCAGGAGTTGCTTGATTTCATGAATATCTATCGTATATGCGCTTTGTTCGGACGGGGCCGATTGTTTTGCCACCGCTTTGCACGTCTTTTTGTGCTTCCATAGACCAGATTTCGTCTGGACATGTGTATTACACATTTCGCAATGAAAAGCGCAAGTATGGTCATTATTCGGTTGCAGTTTCTTTTTATGCTTTGCTGATTCACAATGTTTGGTGAAATTTTGCTTTAGATTCGTGTAATAGATGCATGTATCGCAAGAATATTTGTGTTTTTCGGTCATTTTATTATAGTGATTGATATTATTTATATGGGTTTCCTAAATTATGATAATTTTGGAAATAAAGTTCCTGAATTATTATAATTTTGGAAACCGGAGGTTTGGGAGAATGGGATGGAAAAGTGGGGTAGTCCTCATGTTGCATTTGGCAATCTTGGAAAGTTGGGCATTTTCTTTTTGAGATGGGCGGTTTCCTAAATTATGATAATTTTGGAAATAAAGTTCCTGAATTATTATAATTTTGGAAACCGTGGGTTTGGGAAAATGGGATGGAAAAGTGGAGTAAGTCACATGTTGCATTTGGCGATCTTGTAATGTTGGGCATTTTGTTTTTGGGATTTCTGGGATGAGTGGTTTCCTAAATTATGATAATTTTGGAAATAAAGTTCCTGAATTATTATAATTTTGGAAACGGGGGGTATGGTTATGTATTTGATGCATTCATATAAAGCGTATGTGTTATACATATATGAAGGATGAATATACCCGCACCATCATTACGTGACCTAAGTGAATTTATTCAAATGAATCCATTTTTTTTCGACGTCGATGAGAAGAAATGTATTTCCCTTTACCTGGAAAATACTACCGAAAAATATTCAAACGGCAAATACTGGCTAAAGGGCCAGTTAGAAAAAACCCCAGATGACCCTATTACACAACACGACATGGATGAAGCAAACAATATTGATAATCGGCGCATGGCCGAATATGGCGGACCATGTAATGGCCTCGAAGCCGCGAGTATAGCACATCATAATTACAAATTTATAAACATGCAAAAAGTGCTGCAAAAATATTATGACTTGATGGAACAAGAATATTTACGACCACCAGATAAGGATGGATTAGACAAGGGTGGTTTGTATTATCAGCAATTGGCTGAAAACACATTGATTGGTAAATAAAAACATACATGGTTGATCGTGTATGTTTTTACATAGCTACTAAAATATCATATATTTTATCACTTAGTTCCGCTTTTTGTTCTCGTGTAATAGATAGATGTATGTTGATATTGTGTAATTTGACAAACGATTGAAAGGCTTGAATAATTTGTGTTACAGTTGAATTGATGACGAGTTTCGAATCACGGGTTTCGTGTAACCATGTTTTGTTGTATTTGACAAAGATTTGTTCGAGGTTCTCGTTGTTTTTGTAGGCGATGCGTTGAATCGGTCGTTGTATTGCTGGATATTTCGCCATATTTCGCAAAAATATTTGCGCAATTGCGGGGAAGGGACCTTTTTCGCGCATGGTGTCCATGTCATCATCGACGATCGTGAGATTTTTGCAAAAATCGGCGATTTCGACGGCATCTTTGCACGTTTCATGGAGGAATTGTTGTAATGGGTCTTCGTTTTGTCTTTGCAGTTGAATGAGTTGTGAAAAAAGTTGGGTTATTTCAGAAATTTCGGAGGTTTTCACAAGTTCTCTGGATGGCGGTTTGCATGTTTGTGTGTGTTTGAATAGTCCGGTTGAGGTCTTGTATTTTTTATTACAATATTCACATGTTTTTTCCATTTTTATATACTAAGGGCGGAGTATTTTATATCGGTTTTTGCATGTATTATGTCCCATATGTATCTACTACCAAGGGTTTCCGATATTACAACGGTATAAATGTTTCTGTGGGTCGGGAGAACTACACACACTTTGTAAAAATCTCGTAAATTGACTTAGAAATAAAATGGTCTTTGCAAATATAGGATGAAAAAAACTCGTTTTCCACCGGAGCCGAATGGCTACCTACACCTAGGTCATTGCAAATCCATATTTATAAATTATGAAGATGGTAATCAATGCAATGTAAGACTGGATGATACGAATCCATCGAGTGAAAAACAAATGTTTGTAGATAATATCATCGAAGATATTCGCTGGTTAGGGTTTGACCCGGGAAACATAACTTATACGAGTGATTATTTTGATATTTTGTATAATTATGCATGCATATTAATTCAGCATGGGTTTGCATATGTAGATTTTACAGATAAAAAAATCATCAATGAAGAACGTCATGCGGGTATCGAAAATGAATATAGAAAAAGACCGCCATCATTTTCTTTAACGGAGTTTGAAAACATGAAACAGGGCAACTATAAAAACAATGAATGTGTGCTTCGGTTAAAAATCGATATGCAAAATGTAAATTATACGTTACGAGACCCCATTGCCTATCGGATACATTTTACACCGCATTACCGAACGGGAACAAAATGGGTCATTTATCCGTCATATGATTATTCACACGGAATTATAGATGCACTCGAAAACATAACGCATTCATATTGTACCGATGAATTTTATATTCGTCGAGATTTATATTATTGGACCCCGCAAAAACTCATTGAATGCGGCGTGAATTTAAGACTTGCAGACGTGGTTGAATATGGAAAATTGTCGATTGAAAATGGCATATTATCCAAACGCAATATAAACAAACTCATTGACGATGGAAATATAGCAACCTATGACGACCCGCGTTTATTAACGATAAAAGGGTTGCGGCGGCGTGGATTTACGCCCAAATTAATTCAACAAATAACGGAATGTTCGGGTATGGAAAAAAAAGAAACGACAGTAAGTAGCAAATTTATAAAAAACCTATTGCGAACCGAATATAATGAAATCGCATGGCGAGCGTTTGCAGTTATCGATCCATTACATGTCAAAATTGTTGATTTGCATGAAAATGAAATATGTCTTCATGGAAATCATCAGAAAAACGATTATGGAAGTCATGAAAATGTGTTGTCACGAGATATTTATATTGAACGTGAAGACTTTATGGAGGTTCATGACCCTAAATACTATAGATTTACTCCTTCAAATTTGGTACGATTACGATATGGAGATGGTTTTTATACTTATGAAAAATATGAAAAGGATACTTTGTATATTAAAAAGGCATCTGTAGATGGTATAAATACAAAAAAAATTAAAGGATGTGTGCATTGGGTGTCGAAAGAAGATAGCGTAGAAGCACTCTTTGAATTATACGATGATTTAGTGTCAAATCATGTTTTCAATACGCGGTCTAAAATAACCTGTCGCGGTTATGTAGAAAAATATTGTTTGGCTGCCGAAAATACGTTATGGAATTTTGAACGTGTTGGATATTTCAAACTAGATAGATACGAAAATGAAACACCGGTATTTATACGAATCGTTGAATTAGTAGATAACAAAAAGGTGTGATTTTGCGGGTTTTTATTCAGGTTCTCCACGAGCGTAACATAAAATGGAAAAATGAATTGGCGTTTGTGTAATAGATGATTTGAAGTATTATTCCCAGACATATCATCAATACAAATGCATTCATGATATGTCTAGTGGTTCGAATCGGGGTCTCTGTCAATGGGTTCGGTTGGCAATTTTTGCCGATGAGTACATAATAATCGCGAATATACTCATCGTGCTGCATTTCATATTCTATATCACAATTGAGAAGGTCCTTGTATTCGACTATATTTCGCACATAGTTGCCGTTCTCGAACAATTCGGTAATAGTCCAGGTAAATAACGAGGTTTCTCGGTTCGGTTCTCGTAATACAATGCGTCCGGTGGGTTTGAGAACACGGCGGAGTTCGTGTAATATGTAATACATATGGTGGTTGCTAATATGATGGACGCAGTCGTTTAGTAAAACGACGTCGAAGGTGCCGTTTTCGAAGGGAATAGACTGGTTTTGAGAGGTGATATAGTCGATTTTTGCGAAATATTTGTCGGGGAATGCTTTCGTGGCGGTTTCGACGCGGGTTTGGTCGGTATCTATGCCTACATAGTTCTCGAAAAACACGCTCATGATGCCTGGTCCGGACCCGAAATCGAGAACTTTGGAGGACATTCCGCTATAGGGCGATAAAATGGAGTGCATGTGTTTGCGAAATAGTTCTTGTTCGAGGTCTTTGCAAAAGAGCAAATAGAAAAAACCGCTGTTTATGAAAGGGCTATAGTTCTCATTGAGGAGAATCCGATTTACAACAAGTGTTGCGAATAATATTATGGTGAGCATGGTGTTATACATGTGTATGGTTTTGTTTTTATTCCATTTTACAAAGTGTGTTGTTGAGAACCTGGAACATTGAAAATCGTTGTTTTTGGGGGTTTTGGTTGTTCCATGTTCTCCACTAGTAGAAAATAAAATGGATAAAGGTGGTGGTAGAGAGAAGTTGCTACATTCGCTTCGCTCATGGGGACACAACGATGTTGTGTCCGTGTTATCTCCGCCACTTAGCGCAAAAGGTCTTTGTAAGGTGGAGAACATGGACATAAAAAATATGGTGTTTTTGGGGGTTTTGCTTGTTCCAGGTTCTCCACTAGTAGAAAATAAAATGGGTAAAGGTGGTGGTAGAGAGAAGTTGCTACATTCGCTTCGCTCATGGGGACACAACGATGTTGTGTCCGTGGCGGCGGAGCCGCCACTTAGCGCAAAAGGTCTTTGTAAGGTGGAGAACATGGACATAAAAAATATGGTGTTTTTGGGGGTTTTGCTTGTTCCAGGTTCTCCACTAGTAGAAAATAAAATGGGTAAAGGTGGTGGTAGAGAGAAGTTGCTACATTCGCTTCGCTCATGGGGACACAACGATGTTGTGTCCGTGGCGGCGGAGCCGCCACTTAGCGCAAAAGGTCTTGAAAAGGTGGAGAACCTGGACATAGAAAACATGGTGTTTTAGGGGGTTTTCTTGTACCAGGTTCTCTACTAGTAGAAAATAAAAGGGTAGAAAAGATTGTTAGAGAGAGTTGCTACATTCGCTTCGCTCATGGGGACACAACGATGTTGTGTCCGTGGCGGCGGAGCCGCCACTTAGCGCAAAAGGTCTTGAAAAGGTGGAGAACCTGGACATAGAAAACATGGTGTTTTAGGG